GGAGTTAATACGACCTTGCGCTGTATTAGCGGTATCGTCAAACATACGGTGAGAAGCGTAGCGAGTAATTGGTGTTCCCTCTAAGCGACCAGTATCGGTGTAGCAAAGAGCCGCATTAAAGTTGACTGAAAGGCGTAGTGCCGCATCGTTGTCAGTTGTCATAGTCCAGTCTGTAACCTTACAGCCACGGAAAACACGAGACAATTCTTTTGTATCTCCAACTCCACCATCTGTAGTTGATTCATCGGAGTCCATGTCTCTTCGGCGTTGAGATACTTCAAGAGCAAACGAAGGTTGAGTAGTGCGTGAGAAAAGTAATTTTTTAACTGGATTAGTAATGACACCTGCTGATGTTACTATAACAGGTAAAGAACCCGTAGTATCGGGGTCACGAACTTCTATATCAGTACTGTTTGCATGAGGGTAAAGCAACGGTTCATCCAAGTATAGTCTGTTGTCAACTGATGAAATACCAATGACTCTTCGTACTTCATGCGGTTTAGCGTTGTCAAACAAAAAATCAGTCATATTCCCTGCCCATGCTGATGATGAGTCTGCATCGGGTTCATGGTCGCTTACAATAGGTACGAGAGGTGCTTCATCACGGATTTCAATATAATCATTCACCGCAATGCCCGTTTTATTCGTTACAACGATATGTGATTGTCCAGCAAAAGACTCCGCAGAAAGAGTAGTTGCTACACTGCCACTATCGGGTGATGAAATCAATTCATGTCCAAGACAGTATTTCAACCATCGAGCAGAATGCATAGCGACTTCAAATGAGCCACCTTCATTGGTAAGTTTGCCGGGAACTTGTACACTTACATCTCGGCCAAGCCCTACAACATGAAATCGCTTCAAGTCCACTTTAGTTTCCGGTAGAGTAAGAGCCGTAGCAATACCCAAGAACTGGTCTGTTTTGACTGATTCACCTGCTGTCGTGTGTGTCATATCTACATTCATTGGTGGAGTTTTGTAGGGTAAAATATGGATTGTATCGTTATTACTAAAATTAACACTCCCTCCAATACTGGTAATCATAGCGGGTGTAATTTTCATAGTAACACCATCGTTTTCTACAATAGTAAAAACACGACCACCGTTACCAGTATCGGGTAAATCTCCTACATTTATAGCACTACTACCTGCCGCTTCAAATATCAATTGCGAACCTACAAGCATATTTTTCGGGTATCTCAACTTAGCACTACTGTCAAAAAGAGCAGAATTATTTTGATTTGAAAAGGTAATTTTAGTAATGTTGTTTCCGATGTTTTGAACAGCGATTGACGCATCAGTGTTATCACGAATTACCATACCCGTTTCCGGTGCAAATGATACTTCTGCTAAATCTCCCTTATACACTGTGCTTGGCATGTTAATCAACTCATGGTATTGCTTCTGCGAGAATTACTACTTCTATTTGGAATGTCATGCGGAATAATTGCTTGCTACGGTCGGAAAGGTCGGTGCGGGTCTTGAAAACTAAACGGTCAAAACTTACTCCATCCCCCTTTCGCTTACTATGAACTACCCTACGCACTTCGTTCTCAAGTGCTTGCAGATGCTTCCTACCCTTAATTGTTCGCATGTCAACGGTGATATTGATACGAGAAGTGACAAAATCGTAGAATAATTCGGGTGCTTCTTCGTTATGCGCTGTCTCGTAGCACAGGACATAATCATGCCGTTGAAGGTCAAGCCGCTTTCCTCTTTCCGGCGAAGTGTCTGCAATATCAAGCACTACGGGGCGTACATTACTGGTGTTCGCCCTATTCCATTCAGTTTGAAATAAACCTATGACAACATCGAGTGATTCAGTCCATGTCGCTACCATTAGATACCACCTTCTATTTTGTCGCTAAGTTCTTTGAAGTGTAAAGGAATAATAAAACCATCCTTAAATTGAAGGTTATTTTCCGCCATTTTTGGATTTTGCCGTAGCATGGCATCATCGGTGGCTTTCAGTAACTTTTCCATTTCTTTGTCAGTGGCTTGTTTTCTACTTGAAGTGTTAAAGTAACCACTATCAGTTTTCTGTAATCCTTGAGCAGTAGCCTCTATGTCCATCATTCTTTTCCGAAAGTCTTCGGGTTCTTGAGTAAACTCATCTCGCATTTGCTGTTGCAACTGCTTGTCTTTAACATACATTTGAGTAAGTTGAGTGTGAAAGTTGTCTCCGGCTTTGGTGAACTCTCTCACGCTCATTCAAAGACCACCATTTCAACATACTTTGGTAGGGTTCGGTCAATCTCGGCTTGGTAGAGTTGCACCTTGCTGGCAAGGTCAATGTTTTGAGTTCCTTCGGGAATAAGCACTGAACGGTCATCGGACATGAGTAATTCAATTGCTACCATTTTTGTACAGATGTCTTCAATGGCCTTTTCTAAATACCTTTCACCGTAAATGTAACTTGTTTTAATAGCATTCCATTCAAAGAAAGGATAAGAGTTGTTGAAGTAAATAATACCCATTTCATGGTCGAGCCACCAATCACGGAGTCGTGCGCTGTCACCGCTACCACTACCACCCTGTAGGTCAACCAAGAGTGATTGTTGAGTGATAGTCCCTGTTATAGCACCTAAAGTACCTGTGACCGCTACGCATCCTGTAAATGATGTAGCGGTCTTACCTGTATATTGGAACACATCACCGCTTGCATCTATAGCCACGCCAGCATCTACGAAACCTGTGGTAGATGCTACATTGACTGTAGTAGAATCAAGACTTGAAAAAGTAGTGCTGTTTGTCTGCGTTTGGTCTATCTCGATGTCCGAGGATGTAGTAACCATACTGCATACTTCACCGCTTTTTACACCCCGCATACTTGTAACTTTGACTACACCAGTACCATAGTCAGCATTTGCAGTAGCATAGAACTCGTTATGAACAGCAACATTAGATGTTGAGCCTTCTAAAGTATAACCTGTACCACCCGTTGTTAAGAAGTCAACAGCCGCTTTACTTACACGGTCTTCTTTATTGATTAAATCAGCAAAGTTTTGAGCAACGGTAGCGGCATCAAAGTCATCACGCCACTGTCCTGTACCCGTTCCTTGAGCGAGAGTGGCTACTTTACCATTACCGGGTGACATGTAAACAGCCGCCGAAGCAAGGGCGGAAACATCATTGAACTTGATACGGGCTTCTGCCGCACCAATTTCACGATAATCAGCACCTTGCCATAGTTCAAGGCGAAGGATTTGCTGAATATTCCTAAAAAGCAGGGGTGCAGTGCCGACATAATCAGTATAGTATCGTCGTCGGTATGGCTTGTAGGTATCGAAGTTGATGTACTCGGCTGAAACCAAATAAGGTCGCCAAGCGTTGCGAGTAAGATTGTCTATGCGGTCTTGCATTTTGAGAATAACATGGTCCACTTTGGTTTTCGTCATTCCACGAGTGCGCCCATCAGTAAACGATGCTTGATTTTGCACATATGTATTGTCAGCCGCTTGGTAGTCAGCCGCCGTAATACTACCACTGAAAGCCAGTTTTACACCGCTGGCTGAACTGGTAATAGCAGTAATAACTTTTTCAAAACCCATAGGGTCAGCATCGGAGTATATCAGTATGGTATCACCTACACTGAATCCTATACTTCGATAGTCGCCGCCAGTGACAAACACACCATCAGTAGCACTGTCGGAACTGACAAGAACAGCCTCACTTGGGCCAATGTCGAGTAGGTCAGCGACTTTTTGGGCGGTAGTGTACACAGTCTCGGAGGGGTAGAGAGGCCGAGTTTCCGGCTCACCGGGACTGAATACTATTGGCATACATTACCCCCCCTCACATTCGCCGTTCTTTATCTGTCATGTTAGCACAAGTAGGACAGAACGATGGTCCTGTCTCATTATCAAGAGCATGGTCGCCTGTCATTTCTAATTTATCACCATGAATCGGGCATTTCTCGTCATTTTTCAATATACTCCAAGCATCACGCATAGGAACATCACGAGAGTTCATGATACGACGCATGTGTTCAGCCTCGGCATCGGGGTCGAACTCTTCTTCTTCGGGCGGCATACCATCACGGAGTTTACCTTCACTGTCAAACAAATTAGGCAATTCTTCTCCGGGTAATTTAACACCACCCGGATAACGAGCATCCCTTTCTATTTCGCTTTCATCCTTACCATGAGTGCGTAATTCTTCTTCATGGTGAAAATCCGCTATTTCTTTATCAGCCTCGTTGTCAAAAGTAGGTTCACTAAGCGATTCTTGGAGGTTTTGCCCCTCAAAGGGTAGCCTCTCGCCCATAAACTTTAGTCCATGCTTCTCCGGGTTCTCTACAGCATCTCTCATGAGCATATCACGAGACTGTGAGAATTGTTCACCTTGAGCATCGCCGCCAGCACCACGGAGAGCAGAAGCGGCTTGCTTGTTCGCCCATTGTTGAAGGCGCATTTCTTGGCCGTCTTGAGTAAGAACTTTTTGTCGGTGAGGCATTACGGCTTTAATTAGTACTTTCATCCTTTCACAACCTGTTCTTTTCGTCACGATTTTCTAAGTTATATTCCATTGGTTTATCGCAACTACCACATGTGGCTCTCCATAGAAAATGAAGAAAGCCGCAGTGCTTACAGCGTGTTCCCGCACCTATGTTCATCACATCACCGATATTACGGTTGCGGTTACGCTGTTGAGATGTAATACCCTTAAGTGGGTTTTGTTCATTCGTTACAGCCGAAGAACCGTAGTCAGTATCAACTTTAACGCCTTGCTTCTTCGAGCGAACCATGTCACTAAGGTCAAGAGAACGAACATCGAATCCCATACCTACTCACCTCAAGCGAGTTGGTATGTCACCATAACAAAAATGTTACCCAACACAGGAAACACTTCGGTATCAATTACAGAACTCGTACTGCTTGAATCAGCAACCGCTTGGATAAGGTCTTCAACCGTCGCCGCCCATGTAGCAGGTGCGCTTACTTCTTTAGGTGAAAAAGGGCCAAAGCACTTTACGCCTACTTTAGTCAGTGAAGCCATTTGTCATCACCTCAAGAGCGACGACCGATTGCCATGAAAGTTCCGGCGATTAGAGGGTGTCCGACTAAACCGGATGCGATGCGTACATTTGTTCCATCAATGTTACAAAGTGGGTTGATAAAGACATCCTGTTGGTCGCCAGCACCACCTGTATCATTGATTGTCATTGGGGCGATGTCACCTGCAAAATTAGCATGTGCCATATCAATGCTTGAAAAGTGGGAACTTAAATCAATTGCGAGAACTCCTGTGTCACCAGCAGTAAAACTACCGGTTATAATCATTCTATCTCCAAATACGCTTGGTCGGGGGTCAATTGTTGCTGTGCTTGCGGCCATTATTCTTCATCTCCTGTTGTTTCTGTGGTGTCTTCGACTTGACTTAAAGTTTCCTCAACGGGTGCGGGATTCAAATATTCTTCTACAAGTTTAAGTCCGGCTGTCTTCGTGAGATAACCGCTTCCTGTCGAGATATTTTTATTCCTTAACCATGTGATAATGTCTTTACGACTCCACCCTGTGTCGGGTAAACCGTCATTACCTGCGTCTGTGGTATTTTCTTCTTCACCTTCAATCAAAAAGAGTGAAGTAGGCAGTGTATGTCGCCATTCGTCAAGCCATTGTTGACTTACTTCGACTATTTCACCACGAGTCCACATACCCATTGTATGTCGCATCGGTCGCTCAAAGAACGGACCTAAAAAGGTAACAGTAGGCATTTAGCCCACCTCAATTGAGTACAATTGCTGTAACTGTTCCTGCGCCAGCCGCTTCACCGTGAAGAGTGAGGCCCGGAAGTGCGCCACCAGTCTTAGCAAAAGCCGCAGTACCTACATTGGTAAAGGTAGCGGATAGTGTCTTATCTGCTACTGCACAAGTAGTTCCGAGGATTCCAATAATTTTTGAAACACCAGCGGTGAAAACCATTGTTTGTTCAGCCGCATCAGCGAGTGTGAATGCAACAGTAATCAAGCGCATACTACCAGCGGCATTGCCGTCAGCGTTACTTGCTTTGAAACCTGTAAGATTACCGGGGTAAGAACCACCGGAGTTACCATCCAACCAACCTGTTTCACTATTTGGTGTTCCTGTTCGCAAGTCAAGGTCCAAGAGGACATCAACTGTGCCGTCAGTAAAGTCACCAGTTTCGTAACTGATTGTCATGCCTTTGTGTACTTCTGTTTGTGTTGCCATAATATTTCATCTCCATTATTTTTTTCTCAATCACCATCACTTTAGGTCACGAATTGAAGCGTGTCCTCCGAAGAAAGTAGTCCATAGTTCTCCCATAGTTCGATACATTCCTTCTTGTCCAAGACGGTTGATTGCGAATGGGTCGCCGGTTTCGATACCGGACTCAAAGTATTGCGTTGGGATAGCAGTAGAGAAGTAGAGGTAATCCGTGTCGAGGAAATACATACGGCTCAATGTGTCTGCTTGAACATCCTTAGATGGGATGATAGGAACACCGTTGTAAGTAGCAACGATAAATCCTGCTTCAATTCCCGGTACACCCTTAACACCATTGTAGGTAGGGGTGATACGCTTTTCTTCCATGAAACGCTGTTGCGATTGTAGAAGTTGTTGAAGGCGCATCAAAGTGTCATATCCAGTGAGGATAACCTTTGGATTACCACCACGAGTCCAACACTTTTGGAAAATACTGTCCAAGTGGTCGAGAGAAAGAGTTCTGTCAGTACCACCGTTGGAGTCTTCTTCTGCAACAGACCAAGAGTTTTCACTTCGGTCAATCGAGTAGATGTCTTCTGCTGAACCAGCAACGAGGCCAGTAGCGATACGGTCAAGAGACTCGAAATCGTTTCCAGCAACGGTAGCCTTGTCAACGAGCAACATTTTATTGATATGCTCGGCGTGGTGCTTACCCATTTCTTCTTTGAGGATTGAGCGAATGTCACCCAGTCCGTCATCCTTGTCAGCAAGGAACATTGCGGTTTCGCTCATGTCGAATGTGTGAACAATCGTCTTTGGCTTTGCGGCAATGTGTTGGAAGGTAGGCTTGGTAGTGTCCGGTAGAGTTGCGTTTTCTGCAACACCGCCACCAACGCTGAACGAAGGTCGTTCAGTGATGACTCGCCATCCACTGCGTTCCCAAGGTCGCTTTGGTAGAATTGAGAATGCATTGAACTCTTGGTTCAATTGCGACCAAACCTTGCGACCATAAATCGCTTGGTAAGTTCCTGCTGTAGTACTCATCATTGGGCTGTCAGCCTTGAGCAATTCGCTACCGCTGTAGGAATATCCCATTGCATTGCCAGCACCGTAAAAGTACCGTTCCATGTCAGTTACGCTTCGTATGTAGTCTCGTGCCATATATTTCACTCTCCATTATTTTTTTTTTATTTTCAAGCCCCTCGAATGACCGAACCGGCGAGATTGTGTACTTCATCCCAAGACATGTTACTCAAGTCTTGTGTGGATGGGACTTCAACATTAGATGAAGAAGCCGACTTTTGAATTGATGTTCCTTGAATACCAATGTTATCAATACGCTCACTTAGTGCGTTAATTGACTTCATGACTTCGTTAAGAGGCGCACGAGCGTCGAACTCGGCTTTTTCTGCTTCATGCTTTGCAATTTTTTGTTCTTCTGCAAAGCGAGATGCGAATTGAGATTCAAGGTCGCCACGGAATCCTTGTTCCATTGCGGCGGCTTTGTAAACTTCGTAAGCGGCTTCAACATCGGATGGTGAAACATTGCTTGGGTTAATGTAACCCTTAGCCATTGAAACAGGTCCAAGTGCGCCGGATGGTGTTTTACCACCAGTTGAAGAGATTGCGGAGATTGCACCGGTTGAAGGTGAACCGTTTTCTTGACCTCGACCTCGGACTTGTCCGGCGAAGTAGTCAGCACCATCAACAGCATCGGGGTTGTCGAAGCCGCCAAGTTGCGCCTTTTCCAAATTATCGAAGTGTGTTCGTGCTTGCATAGTGTCAACACCAGCGGATTTGAGAGTGTCCTCCATCCAGTTTAGGTATTCAGCAGTAATTACATCACTGTACTCGCTCTTTGCATACATTTTGTCGTCTTTCATATCCTCGTCATCCTTTTCTTCGTCTTTTTTTGCGGCGAATGGGTTTTCCTTCTTTTCATCGTCGGAATCGTCTTTTTTATCGTTCATATGTTCCTTAAGGCCGGGAGGCATTTCGCCTTTTTCCATAGCGTCAAGTCGTGCTTCAAGTCTGCTCATTACATTATTCAAATCATTTTCTGTTGTCATGTGGGTGTCCTCCTTTAAAATACGAAACTGCGCTTCGGGGTTAATCCCTTTTTCACATATCGTTATTTCGTGCAGTTCCATTTTACTAATTTCTTGGTAGTCTCCATGTTCCCCATCCGATTTTCGCACTCTCTTGAATGCTTGTCCACCGATGGAAAATCCTTGCAGATTACCTTTACGGATTTCTGCGGCCACT